CTAACTTTTTCATTATTATTTATCATATATCTTATTTCATTACTTGCTGGGGCTGAGTTTCCTGTATTGTGTACTGTTATACCTATTTTATCTGTTATATAAGGACACTTAATTCCATATTTTGATTGTAACATTGGTATTTGTTTTATTATCATAATTGTTTTTCCTTTCTACTCAACTTTTATTTCTTTTACTCAACACTTCCCTTTTATTCAATAATTCCTTTTAAAATCAGCATTTTTGAATAGGATAATTTGATATTTTTTCATATCTACTCAACTCCTATCTCATTTACTCAACACTTTCTTTTAAAATCAACATTTTTGAATAATTTAAGTTTATTTCTTTTCACCTAAGTTAAGTTTATTCCATAAGTCATTAACTAGATTAGCACCTCTTGAAACGATTATACCTGTAAGCATTGAACCTACATAAGGCACTTTTATAGGAATGTTTACTATAGGGAATATATCAGCACCTGTAAGTGTTGTGATAACAATAGCTGTTACTATTACAACTATAGCTGTTACATTAACTTCTTTGTTTTCTTTCCATACTATTTTTATATTTTCTACAATTGTTTCAATTAGAATTGCTAAGACTATTAAAGCTGTCCATTCCATATTATTTTGTCTCCTTTGCATTTTTTTCTACTATCTCTTTTTCTACTACTTTTTTTTCATTAGTTACTTGTGATAATATATTGTTTGTTTGCATATATTGAAAAACTATTATAATGAACCCTATAATACCTGTAATAGCTACTCCTATTACTTGCTTTATTCCGTGATCCATCCATCCTGTTTTTCTTTCTTTTTCAGCTTTTAATCTTTGATACTCAGCATTTTCTAGTTCCCTTTTTAAATTTTTAGCTATGATTTCATCTAAGTTTTTAAGTGCTTTTTCCACACCTCCAACTATTCCATTTTCTATTTTTTCTTCAATCTTAGCTAAAATGTTTTCATGGTTAGCTACCATTGTGTTTAAACTACTATAATTAGTTCTAAGCTGTTTATACTCTTCAGATATAACTTTTAATGTGTTATTTATTTGATTTACATTTTCACGGATTTCAGCAATTTCTGTATCATAATTCATTATTTTTCACCTTTCTATATATAATATATTATATCAATTTTAGCTTTTCTTTTTTTACTTCTTTAAATGGTTCTCCATTGACACTTATAAACATTTTTACCTTTTTAAAGGCATTACCATTTTCAGAAATGTATATAAATTTATCTGAGATAACTGTAAAGGTTATACTTCTAACTTCACCTTGACTAGTTCCTCCATTATTAAATATCTTATCACCTCTAAAGTTTTTACTATAACTATATATACCTATAGTTCCAGTATCTCCAACTTTAAAGTTAAAATCTTTTAATTTATTAAATTCAAAAACTGTGTTTTTATTTTCTGTATCAGTTATAAAACATTCAGTACCGTTTTTATATAATCTTATTCTATAACCTGCTATATCTTTTGAGCCACCTTTTGCCTCTTGCCATTTTATTTTTAGCCTTGTATCTTCTATTATTTCTGTGTTTTCAATCTTAGGTATACCGTGGACTTGATGGATAAATAAATTTAGTTCTAAAGCTGTCCCAATTTGTGTAAGTCATTCCTGCACTGTTTCTACAATTTGCTCTAACATGATAAACTCTATCAGGTTCTAGTCCACCTATCCAACCTCCCCAATCACTTATAACTCTTTTAAAGCCGTTTTGTGTGTCTTCAAAAATATCTATATATGGTGATGTTGGATTTTCACCGTGTGAGTTAGTTACATGAAAACTTAAGTAAACACCAATATCGCTTATATCAGCTATATTTATACTTGACACATCAGCTCTAAAAATTGTTGGATTTACTGTAAAACTACCACCATATTGATTAGAATTGTTATTATAAACTGTTCCTGTAAAATGAACATTAATATTAAATGGTGAAGCAGAGCTATTAACATAAATAGTCCCTCCTATATCACCAACTCCAGCAGGAAATCTTCTTGTACTTGCAGACACCGTACCTGGTCTATATACTTCAACACCATTTATATTGATATTTAAGTTATAGACTGTATAATATTGTGTGTATCCTCCTTCTACATAAAGTCTCCAGTTAATAGCTGTTCCATCTTGCCATACTTCAAGTCTTAGCTGTCTACCATGATAATTATTTGAATAAAAAGTCATTTTTATACTTCCTTTCTAACTATTTGTATTTATCCATATAATAGTTTTGCCACTTTCAGTAGCAGGTTGTGTTGATTGTACTTTAAGAATAATGTTACCTGAAGTTTCAATTGAATTAGCTTTTATACTTTCTTTTGTTAATTTTGGTGTCATGTATTTATTATTAACTGTTCCTGCCTTTGCTTCTGGTTCTGTTGCTATAGCATAATTTTCAACTGCTCCCAGTCCAACTTGTGCTTTATTAACATTATGTGGATTATTTTTATCGTCTTTATGATTATTAATAAGTGTTGTATTTCCAAGTATCTTATTATTTAATTCAGTAGCTTTAGCATTTAGTGCTTCATCAACTTCAGCTTTTGTAGGGAATACTAAGCTTGCATTTAATGTTATATTGATATTTGCACTATTATTTACTGTTACTAAAAAGTCTAATAACATTTCATTTATAGCACCATTTTTCTCTATTTGCACACCATCACTTATTTGTTGATATGAAAATAATATTTCTGCTGTATTTTTTGTTTTGTTTTTAGCAAATATTCCTATTTCAGACCATCTAAAAGTTTCAGTTATGTTTTTTTGTTTAAGGTTTGCTCCTATATTTATTGTTTTAGTATCTATAACTGTGTTTCTTTCTATTGGTAAAGTTATTTTAGTAGTTACAAGGTCAGCTATAGTAGCTATATTTACAGCACCAGTACCACTTCCTAATTTTATTTTTGTGAACTCTAATGTATCACCGTTTAAGTTTTCAGCTAATAGTTGTGTTCCTTTAGCTGTTATTTGTAAATTATTAAACATAGTTTATCTCCTTAGTTTCCTTTGAATATGAATTTAATAGTTTGTTTTTCTTTAACACCATAATATACCTTACTTTCAATCATACTATTTTGAGTTATTTGTAGGTTTATGTTAGCAGGTATTAAATATTTAATATTTTCTTCTATCAATCTAAACTTTGCTATATCAAAATATGGTAGAGTTATTTTTAAATTATAACCGTTTATTTCTATTATTGACTGCATACCATTTAGAATGTATTTTAAATAACTATCTAGCCATTGAATAGTGAATGGTGGCATATTGTTTAGTAACATAATAAATTGCTCTTTAGTATAGTTTGTGTCAAAACTTTTATTCCATCTTTCTAGTGTTTCATCATCACTATTACTTATTTGATATTTATCAATTATTTCATCTAATTTAGTATCAATATTTCTTAATTTTTCTTCTAATGTATCATTTATTAATTTATACTCTTTTATTTCTTGTAAATGTGGTGGTAAATAATCATTTAATTTATTCATGATAATATAATATCTCCATCTCTTTCTAATATTTCTTTACTTTCTAATGTTAAATTATTTGTTGCATTATTAAGTTTTAATAAAGTGATATCTATTATTCCATTATCACTTGATAATATTTGATACATTAAGCTATTTATTCTAAGAATTATATTATCAGTGTCCCCCCAACTTTTATTTAATGTTGTGAAATATTCATCTATTACTTTTATAATCTTAGGTTTTATTGTTTCTTTTGTTACACCAGCTTTTAATTGTAATTTCATTTCTATTTTTACTCTTTTTATTGAAACACTTTCAACTGTAACAATGTGTCCAATTGGAGCAAGTCCTTTACCAGTATCTGCAAGGTCTGGGCATATTTGCTTTTGTATTTCTTGTATTTGTGGGGTGTTAAGTACACCACCATTTGTAGAAGATAAAATAAGTTTAACTGTTCCTGCACCATTCCAAATTGGAATAACTTTTACACCACCTACATTATTAAGTGATAATGCTTTCTTTTTATAATCAGATATATTACCACCAAATTCTGGTCTTTTTATATATTCAATGAACCTTGCTCTTACGGAGTCATCATCTTCTATATCTTGCCCTATTTTAATTATATCAGTTAGTTCTGCTCTAGTTAGATTATTTATATAACTTATTGGAGTTAAACTACCTCTATAATTGTTACCAACATTACCGTATGTTGTACATTTAAGAATATAGTTAAATGTTGAACCTATTCTTTCAATTACTTCATAACTTAAATTACCATCAGAAAACATTGAACCTATAGGTATTTCTATATTAAATTCACCTTTTCTTAATGCTTGTGTTGCTTTATTTCTTTTAAAATTAAATTGATTTACATATCTATCAAGATAATCATCTGCTGAGGTATCAAGAAATATAAGGTCAATAGCATTTTGTAATTTATGATATAAATTAGATAATTCAAGGCAACATGGTGCTATAGCATTAAATATTATTGAACCTTCCCTTTTATCAATATTATTAGGTATGTTTTGCAAGCAACTGTTTAATAGCTCTTCATAAGTTGGAACTTCTAATATCATAATTGTACTTCCTTTCTGTAATTTTCATTACCATAAATTGAATTAACTTCAAAATCAACAATTAAGATATTTCTTTCAACTGTAAATTTAAAGTTATCAATTGATTTTATTCTTTCATCAATACTTAAACTGTCTATAATCATTCTTTTTATTTCGCTTTTAATATAATCAAGTTTTTTACCTATCAATTCATCTAGTTCTATACCATAATCAGTTGAATATATTTCCTTTGTGTATCTTTCAGTCATTAGAATATTGTATATTGTTTGTTTTAAAGCATCCTCATCGTTTATCATTCCATTAATACTATTATTATTAAAATCAATATAATAAGTATTATTTACATTTTTATTATCTATTTCATATATTTTATTATGTTCTGGTATCATATATCCCCCTTATGCAATTCTATTCCATATATAACATGTAAAATATGGTGGCAAATTACTGTCTATACTTGTACTACCTGTAGTACTTTCTGTTCTAGTTACTCTGTCTGGTCCTATTCCTGTTGTATGATTACTGTTTGGTTTTAATGTTATATTGTTTTCAAGTTTGACTTCGCTATTGTACATTTGTTTTTCGTAGTCATATAGTCCATAATCACCATTTTTCTTGAATGTTTCACCTACAACACTTCCATAATCAAAAGGTAGTCTCATTTTTATATTATGTGCATGAGTTTTCTTTCCACCTGTTAAATTAGGTCTATTAAAGTCTTTATCGTTTGTATCAACACCTATTAATGTTTTTCCCTGAGCTATCAACTGCCATGTACCTCCGAAAATACCTTGATGGATTTTCAGCATTTAATGATAAATATATTGCTCCTATTGGATAATATGGCAATGCATAAAACTTACGATTATCTTCGTTTTTAAGATGAATAGCATCTTTTTCAAGAATATCATATCTAGGGTATCTATTCCTTATTTTACTTTCTGTTATAAAGTCATCTGTTAAAACTCTTACAAGTCCTTCTGGTTCTACTTCTACTGTTTCTAATATTCCAAATGAAGCTTCTTCTACACTATGTATGTCTAATGTTTGAACATGTGACCATTGTGGAAGTAATACCCATAATTCCACTCTATTTCCATTTATTTTATAATAATACTTATTTTGATTATCTATATTACTATTATAGGTTAGTCTAGTTATTACAACTGCTAAGCTTCCCCTTGTTCCCATTTGAATTAAATCTCTACCCTTTTTGTTATTACCATAATCTGAATTAGAATATATTGTTGCATAAAAGTTATTTTTTCCATAGCCTATCTCTTTAAACATTTCAGCGATTTTTATCCATCTATGTTTACCAAATCCTCTTGGTATTTGATATAACCTTAGTGGTGGTTTTGAGTTTAAGTCATTATAACTTCCTGTTTTACTTATCTTGTGTAAATTAATAGTACCTTGAATACTTTCATGTGGTAATGGTGACATATAATTTTCACTTGTAGTATTAAGTGTAGGTTTATTTTGTATTCCATTATAATTGATACTTTCACTAGAAATAGATTTACCTAATATATAGTACCTTTGCCCTTTATTGTATTTAACAATATTTAGTTTTTCACCAATATGTAAAGGTATTGTTGCCCCCTCAAAAGTATCAATTCCTAAACTTTTAGGTTCTATAAAGGTTTCAGTTATAGTTATTTTATCATTTATATTTATTAGTAGAGGTGATACACTAGTAACTGTTCCTTTTATTATGTTTGTAAACTCGTAATCTCTAAGTTTTCTATCAATTGCTTGATTGAATAAGTCTATCATATGTTATATCTCCACTTCTAAAGTCATTGTATGTAATCCATTTTTAAATGTATCTTCAATTTTAGTTATCAATACATTTTCATTTAAAGTTTTATTAGGTATATCAGTTAATAATAATCTAATACCATCACCTACTTCTAAGTCTAAAATACCATCACATTTTAATGATAATTTCTGCATAACTCTATTATGTTTTTTTAAAAGGTTATGTGCTTTTTCACTTGCTTGTGAAAAATTCATATTTTCATCAATACTTTCATATAATTGTAATATCCCCCATCTTCTTTGATTATTACTATCTTTTACCAAATAAACATCTCTTTTTCCTGTATCTTTATTATCTTTATATAGTTTAATTTGGTTATATGTTTCTGTGTCAATGTTTTCATCGTATTCATAATCTTTTAATACACTTTTTTCACCAATTATGATTTTTTTAACTAAGCTTGATACTTCCCTACAACAAAGGTATCCGAACTCATCTCGTATTATGTATCTTCTACCAGTTCCTATTAATGTAAAAGCTAAAGCAGTTTGTATTATATCACCTAAAGCTTTATTATCTTCAATTCTTTCTGGTAGTCTATAATTTGTGTTTTCAAGTGTTCCTGCTCTTAAATTAAAACTGTCGCATATTCTTTGTATTAAACTAGTAGCAGTATAATTAGTTAAAACATAACTTTCATTATTTCTTAGATATCTTAGTTGGTCATATGCAGTAAATTTTAATTCATTTTTACTTGGTTTCATAGAAAAAATGTATCCAAAAAACTTACCGTGTCCATCTACTTTAAATTTAATAGAACTTCCCATAGGGAATGATATTTTATGAATATTTGTATCAATAGAAAATTCACATTTTCCAGCTGTGCTGTCAATTGCTTTAGAAGTATTAATAGTTTTACATATATTACTTATATCGTAAATTGTTCCAGTTTCAGAACTTTGTACGATTAATTCTATTTTTTCATATTTCATATATCCTCCCTATGGTAGTATTAATTTTTGCCCTGGATAAATTAGGTTTGGATTACCACCTATTATCCTTTTATTATTTTGATAATTGTATATTATTCTCCATTTATTACCATCACCATAAAATCGCCTTGCTATTAAGTAAAGACTATCACCTTTCTTAACAATATAAGTTGTTGGTATACTTCTTTCATTTAACCTACTGTTATTACTATTTGAACCTATGTTACCTGTTCTACCAATTAGATTATTATATTCATAGTCATTAAATATCCTTATGTTGTGTGTCTTATATTCTAATAAGTCAAGTTCTATTTCAATATCATCAGTACCGAACTTATAAGTATAATTAAACTTTTCAATAGATACCATCATATTGATATCAAGGTCTGTTACTATTAGTCTAAAAGGTTTTCTTTCTTTCTGTATCATTTTGAAAAAGTTTACATAATAGATAGGTTCTCTAAAGCTACCATTTGTGTTAGTGTAACTAGTTGGATAAGATGCAAGGAAGGTAGAAATATTAAGACTTTTAAGCTTTTCAAAGCCTATATCATTTACTTCACCTATCCCTACATTTTCACTAGTTTCATTGTTATTTGCAGTATTTATGGTTAATTCTTCAGGATTAACTGGAAGTTGGACTATCCAGTCTTGGAATTTTGCAAAAAATGATATCATTTGTTATCCCTCCCTTACTACATATGTTTCAGCTAGCTCTTCTCTCATCATTCTTTCAAGCTCTCTTCTCACATCTTGTACATCTGCAGTCTCTCTAACATCACCAAATTTTATATTAACATTAGGAGTTATTTGTTTGTAATAAAGATTATAGTCTTTAACTGCTATATCTCTAAGTAGTTTAAAATCTTCATCAGATAATTTAACTTTCTTATCTTTATCTCTGTTTTTCTTTATATCAACAGGAACTGCACCACCGTTTCCAATGTTACCAAAGCTACCAGTCATCGATGGATATTTTTGCATAATGCTTTCAGCATTGTTTTGTTTAAAGCCTTTTAATAGATTATCAGGACTAAATCTTTTAACAGCATTTTTAATGTTATTAGAAACACCATCACCCCAAGTCTTACCTCTATTAAATGCTTGTCCTGCCCAATCACCTTCAAAAGCTTTTATTTCGTCCATACCTTTTTGGAATTCTTCATATGGATTATCAAATCCTTGTGCTTTTGCTTTAGCATTAAGGTTATTATATATTCTTTGATAAGGTGCTGTATCAATATGTACACCGTGGTATCATATTAATTACATCAATTATACCTTTTACAATATTTGTAATAGTTGCAAGCATTGAGTAGAAAGCATTTTCAATATATCCTATAGGATTAGTAAAAGCTTTACCTATATTATTACCAACTGCTACACCAAATTTAATGATACCATTAAATACTTTTTGAACTAGTTTAAATAATTCTATGAATGCTTGTCCAACAACAGCTAAACCACCCATGATTACACCAAATCCACTTTCAGCTACACCTGTTGCTTGTGCAAAACTATCAGCTAAGATAAATATTACTCCTATTAAAGCAATTATACCTAAGATTATCCACATTATAGGACATGCTAATATTGCACCATTAACTAGCCATTGCACTATGTGCCACATACTTAGTACTGCTACTAATCCAAGCACCATTAAAGCCACTTCTTGTATGTTAAAGCCTAATTCATATAATATAAAAGATAATATACCAAAAATTGCTATTGTACCTACTAATACAAAATGTTGTGCAAGCCATGCACCAGCTAACATTAAAAGTTTAACTATAAGTTGCCCTATACTAGTTAATACAACAGGAATGTATGTTACTGCTAACATTACTAAAGTCATACCTGCTACTTGAACTATGGTATCAAAATTATCTTTAATAAAGTTGTAAACAATTAATAGTCCATTAAACAATAATTTTAAAACTTCATATGTTAATATTGTACCTGTAATAAAACCGTTCCATACATCTTTAAATAATTGTGATGAGAATAGAGTACTAAGTTCGTTTGATACAAAATTGTAAATATCTCCTAAAAACTTAAGTAACCTTTGTATTGCCTTACTTGCTAGATAGATACTTATTTCTAAAGCCATGAATGTATTTTTAAAAGATTGACTATTAAGCATTGTTTTGAACATATTTGACACTGGTTCTAAGTGTTTTCTAGTTATGTTTTCTAATTGCATCATATAATCAGACCATGTTAAAGGTAACTGTGCAAATTTTCCCTCTATATCAGCACTTGCTTGAAACATAGCATTTTTAATTACATCAGAAGTTATTTTACCCTCTTTAGCTAATTTTTTAAGCATACCTTGTGGAACATTTAAATATTCAGCTATTTTAGTTGCAAGCATTGGTGCTCCTTCTTCAATTGACTTAAATTCATCACCTTGTAGTTTTCCTGCAGCCATTGCTTGAATTAATTGATAAGTACTTGCTCTCATTTCTTCTGCACTTGCACCAGAAACTTTATAAGTCTTAGCTAATAATTCATTAAATGCTATCATTTCATCATTGTTTTTGAAAGCATGTTTTGCAAGTATTCCCATTTTAGAAATACTTTTAAGCATTAAGTCGTATTGACCCCTTGACCTCATTGAACTTGCAAAAATCTTATCTTGCAATTGTTGTGTAGTTTGCAATCCATCATTAATTAAATTAAGTCTTGCTGTTGCTGTAATCATATCATCAGTCATAGACATAGCTTTTCCTATACCATCTAAAGTTCTTTTAACTAATTCTACAGCTTGATTAAGTCTTGCCATGTTTTTTATTGTGTCTAAAATTGAATTTTTGTGTTTTACTGCACCACTATTTACTTTTGAATATCCATTACCTACATCATTTAACTTATTAACTACATTATTTGTATTTCCTGCTATATTATTTGTTAATTTTACTTGCTCTTCAAGTAGTAGTCCAATTTTACCAAGCATAGCAAACATTATCTGCTCACTTGATATAGTTTCATTTCTAGTTGCTGTTATTGTACTTATTTTAGACTGTTGTCCTGTTAATATATTATTTTGTTGAGCTAAACTATCATTTTGTCTAGCTATAGTATCTCTAATAGTATTAACTGTACTATTTATTGAAATTAATTTACTTTGTACTTCACTTAAGTTATTTATTTGTGATGTATAATCAGGAGAAATAGGTTGTTGTGTTGCAACATTTGGTGTATCAACTTTAGGGATATTAAAATCAAAATTAGGTTTAGTTATCTTGTAATTAATATCAATAGTTTTGCTAAGAATACTATGTGTTATCATAAATTGCTCAGCTATATTCTGTAACACTGATGTTGCTTTATCTTCAATGATAAAAGTTGATTTAATTGTTCCCATCTATTCCCCCCCTTTTCTTTTATTTCTTTATCCCTTTACTTTGTTTTTTATTATCTTCAGCATACTTTAAGATAAAAGCATATATAGCACATTTTTCATTATGGCTCATTTCTAAAAATTCTTTAGGTCTTATCTTAAATTCTGTAAAAGCAATATAACTTAAATAAGTTTCAGGGTCTGTCTCAATTACTTTTTTATTTCTTCTATTTCATCGTTTACATTATTAGTAAGCCCAGATATTTCCATTATTTTAGCACTAAGTCTATCTACTTCTCCGTGGTAAAAGAACTTTTTTTACTGCTTGTTCTGGTATTTGACAGTCTAATGCTTTTAAAAATTCAGCGTCTTTAAAATTAGGGTCAATACAACAATTCTTTACTACTAGCATTGCTAATTTAGCCCCGTCAAATTCTGGAATAACACTTCCATTTCTAGTTATGTTTCTTATTGATTCCTTTTGAAAACTTGAATATTCGTCCATTGAAAGCCTTTTAACTGTAAAAGTTAGTCCTTCATCTTTAAACCTACCTTGTAAAGATATTGTGAATTCTTGTTCATCTAAGTTATTATTTTTTAATAAAAATTCTGTTAATTTTGACATATTGTTTTTTCTCCTTAATATTTATTGTTATATATAGTCTAAAATCAATCATACGGTATTAAATTTCGATTTTTATTGTTTATTTGATAAAATTATCATGTAATTAAAATTAATCCCATATAATTGATTTTAAAGCCTTTAATTTTATTGTGGTTTTGTGTATTCATCTAAGATATCAAAATCTGAGAATGTGAATTCTAATTCTTCTTCACTTACTTCAGCATCAACATCTAGAGTAATTAAAGCTACATTCTTTAATTGACACCCCATTAATACTATTGTTTCTTTTCCTATTGTTGTACTTTTATCTTCTTTAGTTGTAACTAGTTTAAAGTCTTGTAAATAACCAGTTTTCTTGTATTCTAGTATCATTTTTTTAAATACAGTAGTCATACCGTATATTTTCATTTTACCAGAATAAGCCATACCAGTAGTTTTAGACTGTTTGTCTCTTCTACCTAATACTTTTACTTCTGTTTGGTCTAATTCTACATTTGCTTCAATACTTTTAGCAAAGAAAACATTTTCTATGTTTCCCTTTACTTCCATATAAGCTGTTCCCTCAGAACCTACAGGTATATCACTAGCTCTTAAAGTTCCATTCATAATTTTTCCCCTTTCTTATTTTATAAGTTTATTTGTAAATATAGTTTTTCAATTGTATAAGTTGGTTGTATTTTAATTTCACTTATAATACTTTCTGGTTGTTCCCCTCTTTGTACTATAATATCTTCTTTTGAATCGAAGTTAGTTATAACTGCTTGTTCTACTAAGCCATTTAAATACTTAACTATAGCTGATTTAAATAGTGATAATCCAGCATCATTATTTGCTATTTTTCCTATGTATTTTACTTCAAATTCATTAGCAACATAGTTACTTATTTCATCTAGTAGTCTTACAGCTCTATTTTCTTTAAGTACTTTGTTTTTACCATTTTGTGTTGATAGAGTATTTATATCTTTTTCAATAACTACTTTTCCATCTCTTCTAACTGACATAACTAAGTAACCTTGTGTTATAAGATTTTCTATTTGTTCTTCAGTTACATTCCCTGTGATTTCTGTAGCATCTTCTATAACTCTATAAGTATTACTTTCAGCTATAGATACACCAGCCATCATAGCACCTAATAAGATAAGTGTATCATCGTTTGATAATTCTACTTCATCAAATTTAAGTCCTTGATTATATGCTGATATTAACCCTTCATAGTTTCCAGTTATAAAGTTATTGATTATTGCTTGACACTTAAAGCCTTTTTCTTCTCTTAGTTTTTCTATAAAGTTTTTAATATCTTGAGCATTAAATACATTAGAACCTCCTATTTGGTTCGCTGCCAAAATATCAAATTTTTGTTTTGCTACTAAATTTAAGTAGTTTGTATAATCTGAGTTATCAAAAGTACCATTAGTACCACCTGTTAATAATGTATTAACACATTCTTTAGTTATTGTACCAGTACCTGTGAATTTAACAAAATCATTTTCTTTAAGGTCTTTTATGTTTGCTACTGCTTGTATATCTTTTTGTTGATTTTCAAGGAATGTACTTACATAAAAAACATTTGATATTTCAGATACTTTAATAGATATCATGTTACCTACTGTTCCTGTGTATTTTGCTTCTGCTGTTAGTTTACAGTCTCCTGCATTATTACCTAATTCAACTGCTATTTTAGCTTTTTGTCCCCCTTTTTCAGCTCTATATAAGTATAATGTGTGTATATACTTGAATATTTGCTTAAATAAGAAAGCTTTATCATGGTTTACACCATAACCTATTATTTTTTCAAGATTAGAATTTAAGTCTTGAGCTGTTATTTTAATAAGTTTACCTTGTTCCCCCCAACCTAAAACTTTTGTAAATGTTAAGATACCTCTTCTATTTACACTGTCAAGGTTAGCTGGTATATCACGGAATCTAATATAAGCTCCGTGGTCTTACTCTATTCATTTTATCGTATGTTCCACCTGCCATTTTTTCTTTTCCTTTCTATTCTTTTATTTCTTTTATTAATGTATGTTTTTTCATTAATTGTGGTGACTTTTCTTCTGTTAGTAACATTCTAAACTTAAAGTCAAAAACTAATGTACCATCAACTACATTAATGTTTCTATCTAAAACCTTTTTATAGCTTACGGTTGTGTCATCTCCATTAAAGTTTACAATGTCTACATAACCAAAAAGTCGTATTAATTTATCAGTTATATCGTTTATATCTTCAATTTTATTTGTTTCTTCTTTTGTAAAGTATGTTATAGCATATCTGTAGGTATTATCATAAATTCTACAATAATCATTATCTGTTTTTACTTCAGATATTAATGTTATTCTTTGTACATGAAAACATGGTCTTTTAAAGTTCTGTAATATTACTTCATCATAATATTTATAGTTATCACCAAAAGTATCACTTAACATCTTTATTATTGATTTCAGTATTATTGTGTTTGTTACTTCTACTATTGGACTACTCATTTTTCCCCCTTATAAGTCTTCTGTTAAATTTTTCATACCTTTTTGTTCTAGTTTTGGTTGATATTTAGTTGTAAATTCATCTATCGCTCGTGTTAGATAAAATCTACCAAACACCCAACCCATACCATTTACTGTTCTGTGTCCATATTCAACAAAAGATGCATAATCAGCATTATTAATTAATTCTGCTAAGTCTTTGAAATAATTTTTAATTTTTTCACTTACTATCCAACTTCTTTTTAAGAACCCTGTGTCAACTGGAGTTATCGGAGTAACAATTGTTCTAGTTATCTCAGCATAGTTTTTTGCTGTAACATCACTACCAAGCCCTCTTTGTGAATTTCTTTTTAAAATTCTTTCATAGTTTTTTATACCATTTAAGGTTAAATAAGCTTTTGATTTCAATTAGTTTTCCCCTTTAATCTGTATAGGTATTTCTTGGTGTGTGTCAAAACGATTAGGAAGTCCTATCATTCCAGCAATAGTTGATTTTGCTTTAGTTTCTTTGTTTTCCCTTATAACTTCTACCATATCACCAGCTTGTAACTGATAATCTAATCTCATAAATAATGTTATTTCTTTTGATATAGGTATTTTTGCCTCATCATTATCCCATGCTTTATCAATATCTTTAAAAGATAATTTACAAGGTATATCTTCATAAATTTTTTGTTTTTCATTTACTTTAGTAGCACCGTATTTATCTTTTGTTTCTACTCTTCTATATACTGTTACCTTATCTTTAAAAAATATCTTTTCATATATTTTACCTACTAAGTTATAATTAATATCCAAAATATTTATCCCTTTCTAGTGGGAATTTTCTATAAGTTTGTAGTTGTCTTACATATGATAATAATACTTCATCAATATGTTCTGCACCACTGTTTCCACTTTTTGCCTTATTCTTATCATTTATATTGCTGTTTATTGATAATGTTGTGTCACCTACTTTTATACTATTTATGTCATCTTCAGTTATTTCTTGGTCTGTTCTAATAAAAAGATAAGGACTATCCCTTTTTAGGATATCAATACTTATGTCTACCCAAACAAAAAATAGTCCTTTTGGAATAGTAGATATGTTACAATAGTTTAATATCTTTTGTTCTGCCTCTTTTAAATACAAGGTTTTCATTTCTTCAGTTACTTTAGCAAAATTAGTGTCATCTAATTGACTTTTTAATTTTGTATTAAATATTGTTAATATATCCATATCTTTTTCTTCCTATTATTTATTCTTTTTCATCAATATTTTCTTCATTAGTAGTTTCTAATTCTTTTATTTTATCAATCATTTCAGTTTTTTTAGTTGGTAGGTCTTTTGCTTTTACTCCTAAGTCTTTTAATGTTTCTTTTAATTCTTCATTTGTTTTAGCTAGTAAAGCATTATCTGTTCCCTCTAATACATCAAACATGTCTGTGTTACTAACTGCAACACCTACTGGAACATCTTCACCTGCCTCATAATACTTACCATTATGATTTATTGTAAATTCAAAAAATGCCATTTACTACCCCCTTTAGTTATTTAACTTTTATTACTGCTACTTTATCAATATTTTCATATGATGGTAACACTGTTTGTGAAACAATTGTTTCTTTGTTTACTGGGTGTGAATGTAATATAGTTGTAACTGCTATTCCATTGTTTACTACATGGCACTCTGCATTACTCTTACCACTCATTAAGTCTGCTTCTTCTGGAGTTACACCATAGTATGTATAACCTAATACTTCTGCTGGTAACATAACAAAATAGTCATCTGGGAAGTATTTCATTTCAGCTTTATTTTCATCTTTAAATTGTTTATCGTATATTGCAAGAGTTATACCAAGTGTAGCTCTGAATAATGATTTAATATCTTCTTCATTAACTATGTTTGCACCATTTGCTAATGGATTTAATTGCAATTTAATTGCTTTTGATTTTCTTAAGTATTCCATTGTTTTTGTGTTAAGTATTGCTCTTGTAGGTTTTGTTCCTGTAGCATTTGTTATTTTAGTTTGCATAGTTCTTACATCTTCTATTGGATTACAATGTTCGCTGTCTGACCATATTGCAGTACCAGATAATTGCATAAAGTTTTTTGTTCTCCATGTTCCATCAGTGTCGTAGTTAAATTCATAAACTGTATTATTTGCTGATACAACTACTTTAGCATCTACTAATAATTGCATTCTCATTCTTTCAGCTTGTACTTTAGCACCTTCGATTAATTCTGAAGCATCGTCCATAACATTTGTTATAACTGCTGTGTATAATGCTCTATTGTTTGCTTCCATTTGTAATAATTTTTGTCTGTCTTGTTCCTTGATTAGCATTCCTTCTCTAAAGAATGGTAGGTCTGCATCAATTTTTTTAACACCTATTCTATCTCTGTATGTTGCTTTAGCATCATAGTTTGATGGTTTAAGTGCTACTGGTAGACCTTTACTTCCTTTTATCCATGAAATAGTTAGTCCATCAGCTCTTTTTGCTGGGAATAAAGTTTCACCTAAGTATGGTATAGTATTTGAAAAAGCTTTATCCCAATATGTAGCAATTCTATTTGCTGTTATTAAGTCTATTAAAGTCATTTAATTTCTCCTCCTATTTTTTCCTTTTAGTAGTCCATATTTTCATCTTTCATGAAAAATATACCTTTTAATGCACCTTTAGCAAGGTCTGTTATTGTTACACCAGTTATTGCTTCTATTTTTTTGATATTTAATGTACCCTTGTATACTCCAGTACCATTATTAGCACCATTTGTTACATCAACATCATGTAATAAAACATATTTAACTGTAGCATCATTTTTTATTTTTCCGTCCTTATCTAATAAAGAACCTCTTTTAACAATTTTCTTCCCATTTACTGCAGTTACATTTGCATCACTAACTCTTATTGGTCTAGCTACAAAACGGTCTGCATTGTAAACGATTTCTTCTGTTGAATTATAAACTGTTTCTTTGATAGCCATTTTTTCTTTTCTCCTTTTCTTTTATTATTTAAAATATGGATTTTCTGTATCCGCATTGTGAATAGATTGAGTTGCTAAGTCTTCAATGAATTTATCTAATTGTTCTTCTTCTAATACATTAGCAGATTTACCACCATTTAATTGACTATTTGAATTAATAGGAGTTCTACCTATTATTACATTTTTCTTATTATCAGGTTGTATATCGTTTTCATCATTGAATAAGAATGACTTACTTGTTTTTAGATTTTCTAATTGTTCCTTTAGTCCACCTATTATTTTACCTTCACTATTCACTTCAATTTTTTCTTGATTAAGTTGTGAAATAACAATATCAACATCTTTCGCAGATTGGATTAATTCCATTCTTAGAGCATTATTTTTTCTTTCAGCTAAAAGTCTTTTATCACTTTCTTCTTTGTTTCTTTTGTTTGTTTCTTCTAACTCTTGAATTGTTTTCTTTAAACTCTCAGTAGTTTCAGAACTCTTTCTAAGAGTTTCTAGCTGTTGGTCTCTTTTTGTTAATTCTTCAGTTTGTTTTTTTAATTGATTATTAACTTCATTGAACCTATCTCTTGGAATGTAATTTCCCATTTCTTGATTATAATTGTTAATTATTTGTTGCTTTGTGTTTTCATCTAAACTTAATGTGTTTAAAAATTGTAAAAAATTCATTTTTTATATCCCCTTTCAATATACGCTTTTTTACAAGGTAAGCTTCCTTGTTTTATTTCATGGTATATATAATATATTATATCAACTCATGCTTAAAGTTTTTATAATTCTTTTAATATTATCTTTTCTGTACCATCTTCGTTTTTTTGTCTAATAACTTTATATCTAGAACCTTTTAAAAGTACTATATCATTATTTTTTAGTTGTAGAGCCGACTTTTGTATTATCTTGTAATCAGTCCCATCTTTTTCTACATTATTTGTATTTATTACCATGTAATCTTCCATCTCTATTTCTTCCTCCTCTTCATCATTTATTATTGGTCTATTTGTTTTAAATTCAATTGATTTTTTCTTATATGGTGGCAGTGTTTCTAATATACTTAATAACAATAAGTCTGCATTAAGTTTACTATAAGCACCTATATTCTTTTCTTCTGTTTCTTTTTCTTTGTTATCTTTTGTTTCTGTTCTATAATCTTCAGTTTTTTCTTCTGTTTTTACTAATTTAAAGTTACCATAGTTTGCTAATAATTCCTTAGCATTTTCATTATCAACTCTTTCTAAAAAGTTTTGATATGTTTCTCTGTTTTCTTCTTCAATTTCTTCTGTTTCATCTGTTTCTTCTATCTCTTGTGTTTCTTTTTCATCAATGTATGGAATTATTACACTTCTACAATATGGGTGGAATGGTGGAATGTTTAGTCCTATTTCTGCCTCTTCTATTGGCACTATTTTTAAGTTTTTATGTAAACATATATTACTTGTACGATTATCTAAAGTAGCTATTATTTGTACATTCTTAACACCATATCTCCTATATTCATCAAGTTTAGCTATACTGTCTAACCTTGCATACTCTGTTGATATTATCCTTTTAGCATTACTTTTACTAACATCAAGTCTTTTACTCAAATCTCTGCTCATTTTTTCATAACCTATACCTGTTAAAATACCATCAATTAATACTTTATCTAGTTCTGTTTTTAACTTTTCCTTATCTTTCCAGATACGGTCACTAAACCTTTCGCCTAAAAAAGGTTCTTCAATTACATTTTTCACTCTATCAGCTTTTACTCTATGTTCGTTTCTAGGTTCATTTAACATATGTTGCAGTTCATAACTTGAGTTTTTAAAAGCATTCTTAAGGTATCTTTCATTCATGTAGTCTAGTTTTAGTTCATCTATAATATTTTTTACATCTATTCTTAGTTTTTCTTGTATTGTATGTTTTTTCTTTAAACTTTGACTTATCATAAAAGAAAAGTTTTCTTTGTTACCTTTGTTTGCACCAGCTAAAAATGATTTTATCTTTTCTTTTACATCTTTTTCATCAGCATTAGTTATAACTCTTTTTGCCTCTTCTGGTGATATGTTATTATTTGTTCCATATTTAAGGAATGTTTTAGCAATTTCTGCTTCAATTCTAGAATTTATACTGCTGTAAATAGTGTCAAGGTATTGAAAATAATACATTTCACTTTTTATTTGTTTTTTCTTACTTTCAATACCGAACTTTTTCCAATAATTATTATTGTTGTTTCTTTTCATTTAGTTTCTTTTCCTTTTTACTTTCTATTGTGTCTTTATCTTCCTTATTTTCCTTATCTTTCTTTACCTTTTTAGACTTATCAGTATCTTTTTCAGTATTTTTATCAGTTTCTTTTTCATCTGTTTCATCTTTAAAATACTTACTGTAGTCATCTTCCATTTGGTTTTTTTCTTTCTTTATTTCATCTTCAACTTTAGATACATCATCAACAAATGGGTGTTCTGGTAGTAGTAAACTATCTGGTAACATATCTCTTGACATGTTTATCATTTGTATTTTTTCTAATTCATTGATTATTAATGTTTTTTCATATCTGAATGTTACTTCATTTTGACTGTAATCAACATTTGTTTTAGCTAATATATCTTTATCTATAAAGTATAATAACCACTCAAAAAATATATTTAATTCTTGCTCTTGCTCTTCACTATCTAAGTCTAAGTCACTATATAAGTATTTAAGGTGTACACCTGTATGTTGCCCTGTATGTTCTGTTTGCATATCTACACCAGAACCATCTTCGTAGGCATCTTTCCTTATTTGCTTTAATAATGCTAAAACTTTTTCTACTTCAAACTTTGTTTCTAGATTATTAATATCACCATCTGGGCTTAAAAGTATTGCTCTATATTTTGCTATATTAGCTGTCATATCTTCTAAGTCTGCCCCCATATATCCTTTTATTACTTTAATACTTTCAGGTATATCATTTATTATATCTAATGTAGTTGATAATAACTTTTCGTACTCATCTTGATAACTTTTAATAAACCTTATTAAGCTTATCTCTTCTTCATTATATTTTAAAGGTATCCATGGCACTATCCCCCAACTACCATTTTCTAGCTCTAATTCTTCTTCACCATTTTCATTTAACACTCTTTTTCCAGTGATAAAATGACTTTCATCTGGTCTTGTGTTATCCCTTTGAAAACCATTATCACCTTTTACATAATGTTCTACTTTCAAAGCATCGTAATAGTCTGCATATTGCACAACCTTATCTTTTTCACCATCTATCCTTTTTATCTCATAAAAATGTATTAACTTATCTATACTTGTATGTTCTGTATCATTCCAGTATACATATACTTCATGTCCGTGGTATTCTTCTAAACTGCAAGTCACCGTTTTCATTATAGTAAACATTTATCCAGTTTATACCTTCCTTTATTGACTCCTTAAGTAAGTTAAATATCATTCTATATGTGTTTTTTTCAAAATATTTATCTTCTAATAACTTTTTGTATGTTTTATCTTCTGTTTCTATAGTATAAGGCTTACCGAAGCAAATATGTTACCTTTTGCCTTGTAAGTTTTCTCATAAAATTCTTGTGGGCTTTTGCATTGCTTAACTTTTCATCTAGTTCTGAATATTTATCAACTACTTTTCCCTTACTTCCTGCATGTGTAAACCTAGTCTTATCATCTATCTTAGTTTTATTGTTATAATATCTTAATCCCTCTAGCATTTCTTCCCTTTTAGGGTCTTTTAAAAACTGCTCATAACAATAATCAATAAGCTTTGCCCCCTCTTTTATTTCATTTATTTCATTGTTTTCTAATATCTCATCATCTCTTTTACTTAAATTATCTATTATCTCTATCATCTTTCTTTCCTTTCCTTAAAATCTATATGATGGTGCATAAATATCTTCTGTTGCATATCTTAATGCATCTAATAAGTGATTAAATTCATCTATCGGCTTATTTAATAACCTGTTTGTTATCTTATCTTTTTGCCATACATAGTTATTTAGTTCAACTATAAAATTTTCACACCTTGGATGCACTAACATTCTATAACTTTGTAGTTTGTTTATACCTGCATTTATACTATCTTTTCCTTTTTTAGCAGGTCTTGCCCCTACTATTCCTAAATACTTCAAATCATCAATTGTCCTTGGCTCATGGTCACATACTATCTCTTCTTTATCTATCCCTTTATACCTTAACATTTTACTTATATCTCTCGCACTTTGTTTCCTTTGGTAAAATTCATCACATATATATAGCTCCCTATTTTCTTCATCTACCATTACAAAAACTAGTGCCGTAGGGTCATTTGTGTAACCAAAATCAAGCCCATATTTTAGCTTTAAGAGCCTTTTTCCTTGCATGTTTATCATGTTCTTGTAAATTCTTTCCCAATCAAACTCCTTGATTTCCCAATTAGTGTATACCTGTCCTTCGCTTATTCCCCAGTTACCGAAGTCCTTCTATATTAAACGATATTGGCGACCTTTCCTTTGTTTCCTCGAACATTCTTCTGTCATCATCATCTAAAAACTCATTACAAGCATATGTTGTCGTACCTACAAATATACTTTTTTCTTTGTTTACTGAAAATTTGTTTATATACTTTCTTTTGCCTTTTTCATACTCTTCTAGCTCTGATAATTGTATATCAGTATTTATACACCTATCAAAAAACCTTTTCTTGCCCCACCAATTACTACTCCATGGGTTCATGGTCATTGTTATTTGCTTGAATACTTCCTTTTTTTGCCTTTCAAAATCCTTATCAAGTGCATCACCTGTAAGTGTTCCCCTTATACTCTTATCTACTTTATCAAAATCCTCTTCACTCTCAATTTGAAATGCTTCCTCAAACCATGCCCAGCATATCATACCAGTACTAACTGCAAATGATGTTATATTACTAGCATCATCAAATCCCCTAAAAAATATCTTTTGACCTGTTTCTATATATGTTATAGTGAGGTCGCCGGTTATCTGTTTCGCTGTATTGCCATTTACTCTTTACTCCGCAGTCTTTTTATTGCCCATATAAGCTCATTCCTTGTACTAGTCCTGTGTGTGTTTAACCTTTTTCTAATTACGACTAAATTAGCCCAGCTGTACATCATCATGTGGAATATATACCATAAAGCCGTTACTTTACTCTTTTTACTTGCTCTACTTCCCTTTACTATTCTGTATCTTTCCCTGCTATACCAAAAAGGTGCATACTCTCTACCTATTACCTCCTGCATGTTTACTATTTTGTTTTTGCCGGTCTTCTTTTAGCTCTTTCTTTTCTATTGTTTCTTTTAGCTTGTTTGCTATTTCTTCAATTGTCAATTACTATAACCTCCCTTATAGTATATATTATATCAATCTTTATTTTATCCCCCTTTTATCTCTTTAGTCTCTTCTGGAAGAATAAGAGAAAGAATAAAACGGGATAAAAAAGGAATAACTAAAAATGATATAATTAATATATCTATATATAAGACTATTACACCAGATACAACCTATATACTTTTATATACCTTTTTATTCTTTCCCCCTATCTTTTGCCTTGTTCGTTCGTGTGTGTTTATCTATTCGTTTATTAGTTTGTTTCTTTTTTTCCTTTTTTGTCTCTTCTGAAAGTCTTTTTACTATATAGGTATCTTGTGCCTTGTTCACTCGTATAACATTCGTGCCGCTAAAACAATGACTATTTTAGTATCTATCTTATCAATTTATCCCATTTTAACCTATCTAAAAGTTACATTGTTTTTGCTTGTATATTTTATAAGCTTATCACTTTTTTAGCTTAATTTATTGTATACTTATAACACTTTTTACATGTGTTTTGCTCGCCTTTTTCAAATGTACGTTAGACATACTCCCCCAACCATCAAGGCCTATTTTATGCATAACTAAACACTTTTTAACAAATCCCCGTATATCAACATTTCTAGCATGTTCACTTTTTACCTTGTATATATTTTTATATTCTAAACACTTAAAAAAGCCCATTTCAAAATCTACCCCCCTAGCATCAAAATCTAGCCCCGTGACCCCCTTAGGCGACAATTATATCGTTTTTTAAATTTAAATCGCTCTATGGGCATTCTCGTCGGTCGTTTTTTCCTTTTTGCTCAATTTTACCTACTAAAAAAGCTTTTAGTTTACCTTTACTCTTTTCCTTACTCTTCTTTTACTTTATTATGTAAAGCAATTATGGCGATTTTTAACCGTTTTTTCACCTTGTCGCCGTAATCCCTTGAGCTGGGCGCGTGTAGATAGGTTCCACTTTTCGCCAAAACAACGCTAAGTTCAAAAATGCAGGTTGACAAATGCCGACTTATGTCTACTATTGTGTTCGGTGTTATTGAACTAAAAAGTCCTATTTTGTGCCGCTACAAAGCTCTAATCCCTTGAGCGAGTAGGGACACAGGGGCGAACATCTGTTCTTTATCCCTCGAGCGGCAGAGATGGGAACGAGCTAAAAAACTCGTGGGGCATTCTGAAAAACTCTACTAAAAAGCTGGGAAGTCAAGGGCGATAATAGGACGTTCTTCACGCATGGATTACTCCTTTTTTGATTGATCATTTTATCTACAAAAAAACCTTGCCCGAGGCAAGGTTACACGAAAATTAGGTAGGAACAACTACCATGATTCACCGTCTAGACCTTAGGAGCCTCTCTGGACTGCTTTAAAGGTTTTTATTAATTGTAGTACGATATTTGGGAAAAGTCAAGGATTTACAGTAGATTTTCCCGTACATGTTTACGGAAGTTCTCAAGTGTCTCAATACCA